AAAAAAGAATAGATGCTTTAAATGAAAATACATCTAGAATAACACAATCTGCGGCACAAGCAGGGGTAACAACAGTAAAAGACAATGCAGGTAAGATTGCTGCTGCGGGTACCATTTTGGCAAGTATTGGTATGAGATCTAAAATATTCGACACCCTTAAAAGAGCAGCAATTGCTGGCGGCGGCGCGAGACTTATTACCAATATGATAGATAAAATGAATTATGAACCATTTTCATCTGGGTCAACATTGAGATTAAAAGAAGTAATTACACTACACGTTGAGGAAAGACCATCTGTAAAATATGGTGTAAATTACGGAGATATGGATATGGGCGCTTTAACAGGTATGTTAGTTGAAGGGTCTGCTGCAGCAACAAGGGGTGCTCTTGGCGATATGTCAAAAGAAATCCAAGCAAGATTTTTAAGCGAATTAGTTAAACTACCTCAATTAGGTAATCGCGCTGGCGGAACTTTAAATGATTTAAGAGAATTATCTTCGAGAACAAAAACAAATCCTTTTAGAGAAGTTCTTTTTGAATCTGTAGATTACAGAACCTTTAACTTTAGATATAAATTCTTTCCAAAGAATAAAAGCGAAAGTCAAAAAGTGTTTGATATTATTGAAACACTTAAAATACATATGCATCCAGAATTGACTGCTGGAAAATTATTTTACATCTACCCATCAGAATTTGATATTCAATATTATTTCAAAGACAAAGAAAATAATTATATTAACAAATTTGCCAAATGTGCATTAACAGATATGTCAGTAGAGTATGGCGGCGACCAATTTGCAACATTTGAAGATGGGTCACCTGTTGAAGTTGGTATTAATTTAACATTCAAAGAACTAGAACAAATGACTTCTGAGGGAATAGAGAGAAATGGCTACTAATTTTTTCGAAAGCTTCCCAAGAATATCATACACACTAGATGACTATGACAGCGAACAAGTTGTAGTAGACATTTTTAAAAGAGTTGTAATATCTAAAGAATATCAAGAAAACTCTTCGTTTTATGAAACTTATGAAGTTCTTCACGGTGAAACCCCTGAAGATATTTCATATAGATTTTATGGTACACAAAATTTACATTGGCTAATATTAATGGTTAACAATGTAATTGATCCTAGATTTGAATGGCCGCTTTCTGAAGAAAATTTATTTAAAGTTGTTTCCGACAAATACGGTGAAGATAAAAATGTTTTTACTATTAACAGAGCGGTAAACGCAAAAGGATATCAGGTAGAAACATTTTTTGTTCTTGATGAGGAATCTACACATAAAGACCCAATTAGAATACTATTTGAAGATAACGATCCTGATGCAATCAATACACCAATAGCATATCAAACCTCAAATACAATAGTTCAATTTGAAAGTAATTTTGAGATTGAACAAAATAAAAATGAAGGTTATAGAAATATTAAAATATTAAAACCGGAAATTGTGCAAGAAGTTTTAACTAACTATAAAAAATTAATACGAACATAATGCTTGAAGACGTTCTACAAACACCCGGTGAAGTAGTAATACAAAATCTTGCGCTAATATCTATTACGCAAGGTAAGTATGTTAACCTTACAGATTACTTAATTGAATTAAACATTTACGAAAGTATATTCGCGCCGGGTGTATCTGGTACTTTAACTTTATCTGATAGCAGAAATCTTGCAGAAGAATTTGCTCTGTTGGGTGAAGAATATTTAATTGTAACAGTAAAAACTCCTAGTCTACCTGATGAGGCTGCAATATCTAAAGCATTTAAAGTATATGGATTAGAAGACAAAAAATATTATAATGATGGTAGTACTTTAGTATACCAATTAAATTTTGCATCTATAGAAACATTTAATGATGTGCTCAATCCAATCTTTAGGGGGTTTGAAGGTACGCCTGAAGAATTAGTTGCAAGAATATATCTAGATTATATGCAAGCTGACAGAAATGTTGCATTGGATAGTTCGGAACTAGGTAAAGTAAAAACACCATTAGTAATATTTGGTGAGTCATCAAATTCTATTAAATTTGTAAGTCCAGGATGGACACCGGTTGAATGTATTAATTGGATTGCGAGTAAAACTTTTCCTAAGAATAATGAACCAGCAAATTACTTATTTTGGGAAACAACCAAAGGATTTTATTTTGGTAACATTGGCGCGCTATTTAAAAATCCTGCAGAGTTAAGTATAGGTGAATACATTTACTCGCAGTCCTATATTAATTCACTTACAACTGATGAGCGGCATAAATCTATGTATGCAATTAAGAATTTAAGTGTTAGTAAATCATTCGATCAGTTAGATAATTCTATGTCTGGTTATTTGTCTAATAGAATAATAGATGTGGATTTGTATAATAAAAAATTTACAAATGTCGATTACGATCACGGGACAGAATTCTCAAAATATAATCATATGGATGGTACAAAATCTACACCAATATTTGATCCAGCAATTGTAAGAAACGCATTGTCATACGTCGATATAAATTTTAGCTATTCAAAATTATACAATGACAATCCAGAAAATTTTGATGTGAAATATAAAAATATCTTTGGTAATAGACGATCAAATTTGGTAGAACTAGATAATTTAAAAATGGAACTAGTAATACCCGGAAGAACGGATGTAGAAGCAGGTAACATTATACAAGTTAGAGTACCAAAGAAAAAGGGTGGCGCTTTAACTGAAGAAGATAAAACTGAATATGTAGATGATCTGTTGTATTCAGGTTACTATTTAATTACAAATTTATCACACAAAATTAATCTTAAAACACATTATATTACAATGGATGTTACTAGAAATTCTTTTCTAAGTAAAGAGGTACAGAAATGAAAGAAATGGTTTGGTGGTCAGGTGTTGTTGAGAGTAGAGACGATCCCGAAAAACTTGGTCGTTGCAGGGTTAGAATATTTGGATACCACACTGACGACATATCGATATTACCCACAAAAGATTTGCCGTGGGCTATACCTATACAACCAATAACTTCTGCGGCAGCATCAGGAGTAGGAACAACACCGATAGGAATAGTAACTGGCTCCTGGGTTGTCGGTTGGTTTTTAGATGGTGACGAGGCACAACAACCCGTAATGATGGGAACGATTGCGGGCAAACCATCGTCAAATGCACAAACAAAAGCAAAACAAGTTCAAGTAAATGCGGAAACAAACACATTAAAAGACAGTAGAAATAAGATAGTATATGACCAACAAGGCAATGCTATTAATAATGATACAGTACAATTAGATGCCACGGAAACTTTATTGCCTTTAAAATCCCAAGATTTAACAAAATTAACTAAAGCACTGGGTGATACTTTATCAGCAGGTGTTTACACTAAAGTTGGTGATAGTGGAGAATTAGGAAAATATCAGTTATCTTTATCCACTCTAATTGATCTTGGATATTTACGAAGACCGTCCGGAGGAATTATCACTAGTGATATAGCAGATACTAATTCAAATTGGACAAATAAAGGCGGCATAAAATCTAAAAGTGATTTTTTGGCTAGTACAAGTGTTCAAGAAACAGCAATGTTTGATTATACGAAAAATAACTATGATACGTTAGTTAGGTTAGGTAAGATAAAAGAAACAGATAACTATCAAGTTGTTGGTGGGCTATTAGCATCTGCTCACGTAATAGGCGTAAAAAATTCTGATAAGTTAGATAAAAAAACAAATGCTGGCGCAAAGGCAAGAGACTTTTTTACTATTGGCAATTCTATATTGGGCGGAGACTCTACAGAGTTTCTTAGAACATATGAAGAAGCTGGTAATTATTTACCAAATGCATCTACACTAAATAATGAAGATTTAGCTAAGGTAAGAGGCTTTGAAGATCCAAATAAAAAATATCCAAAATTTGAATATGCTGGGTTATCCGATGTTAATAAACTTGCAGTAGGTGATAGGTCCCATTTATCGTTTCAAGTAAAAGAAAATAATAAGATAGAAAATATACAATTGGCAAAAACATCTCAAACTTGGGATGAGCCAGAACCAGCATTTGCGGGCAATTACCCTTATAATCAAGTAATAGAAACAGAAGCTGGTCATGTAATAGAAATAGATAGTACACCCAACGCTGAAAGAATACAGGTGTTCCACAAAAAAGGAACCTATATTGAAATAGATGTAAATGGGTCAATGGTTAGAAAAACAGTAGGCGAAAATTATGAGATAATGGATCGCAACAATTTTGTCTATGTTAAGGGCGCGCATTGTTTAACTGTGGAAGGCAAAACAAGTATATTAGTTAAGGACAATGCCGTTATAGAAGTAGAAGGCGATTTATCAGTAACAGGGCACGGCGATACTTTAGTTCAATCTGCAGGCAATATGGCCGTAGTTGCAGAAACAGCGATTGTAACTGCAAAAAAAGGTATAGATATTGCATCAGAGGGTGCTATTAATATACAAGGAAAAAGCATAAGTATGAGATCCAGCGGCGGCGCAATTAATATTAAATCTAGTGCCGACTTGAATCTTCAATCTAGTTCTACCGGTGCATTGAGTTTGAAGGGTGGATTAACATTATTAATTGATGCGGCAATAGTAAAAACAAAAATGGGTGCAAATGTTATAAAATCAATTGCATTAGGTGTATTGACGCCGCCAAAAAAGAAGACACCCAATACTACAGCAATACCTGTATTGCAAAGAAAAGCTTTAAATGATGATTCATTCTTATTAGATTCCGGTGAACCAGAAGCAGATGCATATAATAAGCAAAGAGAAGCGGCGGGTGAAATATCAAATGATATTCAACTAACTCCTAAAGCGTCAGACCTGGCTACTACTAGGAGTTTTGGTGGTACATCGAACGCAAAAATATTACAAGGAGATTGTGAAATATGTACTAAGTTTAATAATAGTTTTCCTAGATCATTTAAATTATCAAAATCGTTTACACTTGGTAATTTGTTAGTTGGAAAATTTGGACCCGCCTTGCAAGCACAACGAGGATTACAGGAGCAAGATATTGTTTGTAATCTAATACAGTTGGCGGAAAATGTTTTGGAGCCGATAAATGCAAAGTATCCGGGCATGATTATTAGTAGCGGTTTTAGAATAGGGGCAAATAGTAGCGATCATGGAATCGGTGGTGCTGCAGATTTGGTTTGGCCAAATAAAAAAATTAGCGATATTAAAGATATAGCAGCTTGGATTACAGCAAACGTACCTCACAGACAAGTTCTTTTAGAATATGAAACATATGCCGGAACAGATAAAATTAGAGTTGCATGGATACACGTTGCGTTCTTAACCAACAACGGATCATTAGTTAAATCTCAATATGCGTCAGTACAAACATTTGTAAACCACCAATCCAAATACAATAAATTGGTAAATCTAGGTTAATAAATATCAATTATGGCAACACAAAAATCGATAAAAACTTTTGTAGATTTAGATCTTTCTTTTAAGGTTAATCCTTTCACCAAAGACCTATATTTAAAAACAGATGAAGAAGCAGTTAAAACAGCTTTAAAGCATCTAATACAAACACGAAATTTTGAAAGACCGTTTCACCCTGAAATAGGGACACAAGTACATTCATTGCTATTTGAAAATTTTTCGCCTGCAGTAAAACTTGCAATGGAAAGAACTATACAGCAATCAATAACAAAATTTGAAACAAGAGTTAGATTGATAGAGGTAAATGTTTCGGAAACAGTTGAAGAGAATGATTTACTTGTGAATATAGTATTTGCGTT